GCGATTTCCCCGGAGATCGCAAATGATCCAGATTCACACATGCGAGCAAGGGTCAACGGAGTGGTATAAGGCCCGTCTCGGACTGCCGACCGCCTCGGAATTTTCAACCGTCATGGCGTCCGGCAAGGGCGGCGGCGAAAGCGTCACCCGCAAGAAATACCTCTACCGGCTGGCCGGGGAGATCGTCGCGGGCGAAGCCGAGGAAACCTACCAAAGCGCGGACATGGCGCGCGGCAAGGTCATGGAAGCCGCAGCGCGCGAGCACTACGCCTTCCTGAATGAAGCTGACCCCGAACTGGTCGGTTTCATCACCAACGGCCCCAAGGGATGCAGCCCAGACGCGCTGATCGGCGACGATGGGCTGCTGGAGATCAAGACCGCCAAGCCCTCGGTTCAAGTCGAGCGCCTGCTCCGCAACGATCTGCCACCGGAACACAAGGCCCAATGCCAGGGCGCGCTTTGGGTATGCGAGCGCGACTATCTCGATTTCGTGTCCTACTGGCCGAAGATGCCGGTGCTGATCGTCCGCGTCTGTCGGGATGAAGCATACATCGCCGGGCTCGCCGCCGCAGTAGATGATTTCAATGCCGAACTCGCCCAGCTCGTGGCGCGCATCCGTAACTACGGCCAGGGGCAGGAGGGCGCCAACAACGCCCTCCTGTTGGCCGGATGAGCGCCTGGGCGAGCGACAAACCGTGTACCGTGTCGGGTTGCAATCGCGGCCTGATCGCCTTTGGCTTTTGCAGGCTGCACTATGAGCGCTGGAAGCGACATGGCGATCCGAACGTTGTCCTCAAGCATCTGTCCAAGCGCGGCGAGCCGAGGCGTTGGTTACAAGAGCACGTCGGACATTTATCGGATGAATGCTTGATCTGGCCGTTTGCACGGCATCCAGATGGCCGCGCCCACATGAAGGGCGCAAAGCCCACCCGCATTATGTGCGAACTCGCGCACGGGCCTGCTCCGAGCATGAAGCACGAGGCTGCGCACTCCTGCGGTCGCGGCCACGATGCCTGTGTGAACCCGCGCCACCTGCGCTGGGCTACGTGCGCCGAAAACGCCGCTGATAAAGTCGAGCACGGAACCGTGGTGGCCGGATATCGTCACCCCGCCGCCAAGCTCAGCGACGCTGACGTGTTGGCGATCCGTCGCGGCCGAGGCGTGACTCCCGGGTCCGAATTGGCGCGTCGGTTTGGCGTCGGTCCCAGCACCATATCGAAGGTTCAGGTCGGTAAGAGCTGGAGGAACGTTCAATGACCGAAGCCCCGGCCATTCCCATGATGTTTGACGGCATTACGTTCACGCCCGTTCCGAGCTTCGCGAAGCGCGCGCGAGAGCACTATGGCGCGGGAGAAATTGTCGATCTCGCTCCGGTCCAGGGGCGCTCTCCTCCCTCACATCGTCATTATTTCGCGGCGGTTCGTGAGTGCTGGCTGAGTCTGCCGGACGAGCAATCAGAGCGATTTGGTTCGCCAGACCATTTGCGGCGCTGGGCGCTCGTGAAAGCGGGCTTCCGCGACGAACGATCCGTGGTCTGCGCCAGCAAAGCCGAGGCCAAGCGTGTCGCGGCCTTTATCAAGCCCATGGATGACTATGCCGTGGTGATCGTCCGCGAGGCCGTGGTGATCGTCTACACGGCCAAGAGTCAGTCGGTCAGGGCCATGGGAAAGCAGGAATTTCAGGCCAGCAAGGAAGCGGTCTTGAACGTCCTGGCCGATCTGCTCGGAACGCCCGTCGCCGCCATTCCGAAAACGGAAGCCGCATGAACACCCCCGCCATATTCCTCGAATGGTTCGCCCTCACCCGCACCCGCGCCCGTATGGTCACGATGCTCTACGAAGCCCGTGGCGACGTGGTGACGCCCGCGCAGCTCGCGTCAGTCGGCCCTGTCACCGTCTCAGGCCTTGAGCATCACCTGAAAGCCATCCGGGCCGCTATGGACCCTGGAGCGGTGCGCAATGAACCGGGCGTTGGATACAGGCTGACGGGGGTGGGAGTCGCGGATTGCGATAACGCCTTGATAGATGCGCAGCGGCGGAGGGTGGCATGACCCATAGCACCGACACAGACATGAACGCCGCACTTGAAGCGGACGCAGAGAAGCTTCGCGCTGAGGGCCAAGACCCCGGACCAGCACTTGAGGACTACGACTTCGACGATCAGGCCGAGTGCTGGAACTGCGGTGGCGAGGGCGTCATCTACAGTTGCTTCGAGGAATACGCCTGCATCGACCCGGAAGGCGGCTGCGACGAATGCGAGCGCCGATGCGACGTTTGTAAGGGGGTCGGCGCATGATCCGACACACCGCCGCCGAACGCGCCACCCTGGCCGCAGCCCGCAAGATCAAGCGCCAGGCCCGCGCACCCGCCAAACCCGCCAGGGCGGCTCAGGACGCCACACCACGCGCCGGGATGACCAAGGCGAGGCGCGAGCGCATCCTCGCCGCCCACGGCCACGCCTGCGCCTATCCGGGGTGCGATGAGGCTAAAGGGCTGGAGATCGATCACCTGATCCCGCTGGAGCTTGGCGGATCGGACGGCGACGAGAACCTACAGGCCCTCTGTGTCAGCCACCACAGGCAAAAAACCGACCTCGATGTGCGGATGATCGCCAAGGCCCGGCGCCTTCGCAAAAAGGCCGAGCAATGCCGCGAGCCGTCACGGCTGCAAAGCGCAGGCTTCCCAAACCAGCATGTTCCCATGAGGCGGCTGTGACCCTCCTCCGCCCCCTAGCCCTACTCCTCCTGATCGCCTCCGCGCTTGGGTATTGCACTGGTTTTGAAAGGTTTGTGAGATGATCGAGTACAGCACGATTGATAAGTCCGATTGGGACGACGGGCCTTGGCAATCTGAGCCCGACAAGAGGCAGTGGACGGACGAAAAGACCGGCCTGCCGTGCCTTATTGTGCGCGGTCCAAGCGGCGCACTTTGCGGATATGTCGGCGTCGATTCGGCCCATCCGCTATACAAGGTGGATTATGACGACGCCTATTCCAAAGCTGGTATTGAAGCTCACGGGGGCCTGACTTTTGCGTCTGGCTGTCAGGACTCCGCTGACCCATCACAAGGCATTTGCCATATTCCCGAGCCCGGAAAGCCAGACGATGTTTGGTGGTTTGGGTTCGATTGCGCGCATTCTGGGGACCTTTGCCCGGCCTTTTCGCGAGACCGGGGATTTGGCCTTTTCCACGACGAGCAGTACCGAGACATCGCCTATGTCGAGCGCGAGGTTGCTGCCCTTGCTCAGCAACTGGTCGCGACATGACCACACCCCTCCCCTTGGACGAGATAGAGCGGCTGCCCGTGAAGACCTGCTTGATGGGTCACGCTCTTACGGAAGAAAATTTGCAGCACATAGGCAAAGCGGGCTGGCGTTGCAAAACATGCAGGCGGCGCATCGCGTTGGAATCAAAGTGGCGGCGAATAAACGACGCCCGCGCTCGGGTTGCGGCGGGTGGGGCGTGAGCGAGACACAATGCCCGCACCTGGAATTTTCATTCCACATAGCCGTCGCGCGTATGACGGACACTAACATCAAATATGCCGAGGTCACCGGGCGCTGCCTGAACTGCGACGGGATCGCTCGGTTCCGAGGAATGCCGTTCGGCTGCACGCCAGCTCATCCAACCATGGCCATCGACGGAAGCAACGCCAATCTGCCCTTCATGGTCGGCGATGAGGAGTTCGACGGGAAAGCCATAGGTTTCGTGGGAAGGCAAACACTATGACAACCCACTCCACCTCCCCCCGCGCCCTTCTATCTGAGGGGAATGGGGAATGAGCGGTTACTCCATCAGCAGCAACGACCTCAAGGAACCGCGTATGGCTCACCGTAAGGGATATCTCGCTTTCCGCGCCAGGAAAAAGACAGACGGATGGCTGATCGAGCACGATGACGGCTCGATTGAATACGCCAATTTCCTGACCGGCCTTGGACTTTGGCTGATCGAGAAGGGTCGCAAACGATGACCCCATCCCCCGATAACAGAGCCTCCACCCTCGCCCGCTTGGCTAAAGAGTTGAACGCCGAGGCAGAGCGTGAACTGGCGGAGGCGCGGGATCGCAATGTTGAAGTGTCCATGCTCGCCCATAAATGGATGGCGGCGCATGACATGCTGGCTGCTGGTAAGCCTTACGACTTTCCCACACCAGCAGACGTTCCAAACAGTATAGCCCGCGCCGACTCCCTCCAAGCCCAACTCTCCGCCCTCCAATCCGAGATAGAGCGGAAGGACGCGGCGCTTGAACAGTGTCGCCAACAGTTTGCCTTTTACGCCAGCCAGCACACTGCAAAACACACGGAAGACGGTGATAGAAAAGCCGAAACTAACCTCGCCATGACCGATGTATGCGCCCGCGCCCTCTCCCCCTCACCGAAAGAGACGGGGGCGTAGGGGATGCAGCGTCACTGTCGTGCTTGCCGCGAGCTGGCCCGGTGGGGGTCGCTTGATCTGTGCCGCCTGCACCGCAACCCAGAGACCATGGAAGAAATACTGTGGCAGCAGGCAAAACGCGCCGGGCTGCGGCCTGTTTCCCAACCCCCAGGAGCTAACCATGTCGGATGAACTGATTAGGGCGATTGAGCGGTTGAAATACGCGACCGACAACCCAGCCGTTCACACGCAACCGGGCGAGCGCTTTAATCGCGACCAAGCATTGGTGGCCTGCGCAGATGTTCGACTCCTGCTCGCCGCATGGAACACCCGCGCCGCTGACCCCGACCCCGACTCCTCTCGCGCCAGAGAGGTTCAGGCCAGAGAGGTTCAGGCCAGAGAGGTTCAGGCCAGAGAGGCTCAGGCCAGAGAGGCTCAGGCCAGGGCTGATCTGGAGGCTGTGTCTGGGGATATGGAGCAGGCGCAGGAGACCATCCGCGAGGATTTTAGGGTCGATTACAAGGACTACGGGACGGTTGAGGGGCGTCTAGAGGCGATACAAGATCAGGGCGGTCTTGAATTACGGGTGAGGGACGCCGCCCTTAGGATCACGGTCAAATGCTACGTGCCAGAGGACATGCTCGCCGAAGCCTTCGGGAATTTTCGCAAGCGGGTCGAGGTGGCGGGCCTCGTACACTACCGCCGCAACGGGACGCCAGTCAGCATTGAGGCGTCCGCCATAGCTCCGCTGCCCGATGACAGAGACCTTCCATCCATTGACGATATCCGAGGGCTGTTGCGGGCTGTGGGATGACGGAAATCATCTACTGGGACAGCGACGCCTTCCTAGGGTGGCTTCAGGAAGAGGCTGGCAAGGTCGAGCTTTGCCAGGGCACCCTAGAACACGTCACCGATCCCGACTTCCAGTTTTCATCCGTCCGATTTGGGCCGGTCGCGCTCCATGCCGCCCGCGCAGCCCTACAGCTACATGGGGAGGGGTAGGGGATGAGCCACGACCCGCAATCTCCGACCGACGCGGCTGATCACGATGGCAGGCCGTTCTGCGCTTGGATCGGGGGAACGTGCACGGGTCTTCGCGATTGCTGCGACGACCGTCCGCCCGGTTACGACGATGACAACGAATATGACGTTGACGACGAGGAAGACGAGTTCGAGTGCGGCGCATGGTTGGGAATGCCCCGAAAGCGCTCGCGTGAGGGGGCTACGCCCATGGCCAATAGCAACCGCCCGATGCGCTAACTCGTCGGCGCGGCGTTCTTGAACAGGTTGAAGTCCGCCACGATCAGGTTGACCGCATCCTCCACGGCCTTGGCGATGGGAGCGAACTCGCCGCCCCACGTCGGGTTGATGTCGTTGAGCATGACCTCAAAGTCGTTCAGGACATTGGCAAGCTTCGTAGGGCCATCAACGCCAGTGGCCTCCACGTCGATCACCAATTTCTTGAGGCCGAGAATGGCCTGCAAGACCTTGGGGAGGTCGCCGAGAAGGGTGAACAGCGTTGAGCCTAGGGCGAGGAGGCTGCCCATCTTACGCCCCCAACGCCGTTTTCTGGTCGTCCAGCGCGGCTTGAAGCGCGGCCTGGGTATCCGTCAGGTCTTGAGCGGCGGGGGTGTTCGCCAGTTGGGTTTTGAGCGCCACGGCGGCGGCGGTATTGGCGGCGAGTTCGTCGAGGAGCGGCTGGAAGGAAGCGATGACGGGCATGGGATTGGTCCTTTTGGTCAGGAGGGTAAGCAGGAAGGGGATGTTAACAACAGCGGCCATCGCTATGAGAAGGCCGTAGATGGCGATTGGGTTCATGGTTGCTTGTCGAGTTGGGTCGCAATGGTCGCGTCCTTGTCCGCGCCGCTTTTGCTGGACCCGAAGAAAAATCCGAGGGCGCCGCCGAATCCGCCGCTGATAACCGCCGTCGCGAGCACGCCGAAAAGCTGCACATCGGCCAGCTTGGGATTAATTGCGACCAGCGTGAACAGGTAGGTGGTCAGCAGGAACAGGCCCAGCAGCGCCCAGCCTCGGGTGTCAGGAAGCTGCATTACTGATCAACCCCGCTTTCCATCTGCTCGGCAAGCCTTGTCGCGCGCTGCGGAACCTGATTGGCCCAGTGCGATGATAGCATCTGCTCAGCCGCTTGGCTATATTGACCGGCTTGGCAGGCGGCCAGCATGTGGCGGAAGCCGAGCAGGCCATTCAGGCCCATGTTGTACTGCATGTTGGACAGCACGCGCTGGCGCGGCGGGGTCAGTTGGGCAACCCAGGGCAGCGCAGTGAGCAATGCCGTCTGGTTGGCCTCCAGGCGCTCCTGCAGGGCCGCTACAGCCTGTTCCTGCGTCCAGACGGTGGTTGGTCCTATGTCGGGGCCTGTGCAACCCCACCCCACCGTGTAAGGCTCGCCGCCAGATAGCGGATCGGGATAGGCGGTAAGGCTCAGGCCTTCGTCACGTTCGATCTGGGCTTGCAGGATTGGATCGACCATCACGCCTTCCCCGTCAGCTTTTCGCGTGTGTCGGCGATAGCATCATCGCGCGCCACATATCCGGCCCGCCGTTCGAGGTTATTGACCACGCGGGTCAGCGCCTTCAGGTTGTCGGTGTTCTGGCCGATCTGTTCAGCCATGCGTGTCTTGTCTCGGATGCAGTCCCGGTCATGGGCGCGGAACCGCTCGGCCTCGGCCTTCATATCACCCACGAGCTGCTCGAACTTCTGCGCCAGTTCTACGGTGAGGGCGGATTGCGCCGCGCCGTCCCGTGTCCTCTTCTCAGAGTCGATGCCCTGCTGATAGGCCGAATCCCCACGGCTGTTGCGCAGGGCCATGGCGGCTATGACCACGGTGACCATGAGGCCGACGAGTTGAGCCCAGGGGAGGATTTGCGCCATGCTAGCTTAGGTCACGGCCTGCGACGCGAGCGGCTGCTGCGCGGCGATGGCGGGCAGGGCCAAGGCGGCAAACATGGCGGAAAGGACCATGGTGCGCTTGCTCATTGTCTGTTCCGGGCCCTAATATCCATAATGTTCTTCCACGATGATCAGGCCCGAGCCGCCAGCGCCCCCGGCCGCCCCTCCAGTGCCCGCCGTTCCGGCCGTTCCGCCGGCCCCTACGGCATAGGAATAGGTGGCCGACGGCGAATTAATGATGGCTTCAACATAACCGCCTGCGCCGCCGCCGACGCCCGGCGAGGTTCCCGTGCTTGTCCCGCCGCCGCCGCCGCCGCTTCCGGTGTTGGTGGCCGCCGCTTCGCCGGCATTACCCGAGAAAACACCTTGGCCCGCACCGCCAAACGGGCCATTTCCCCCACTTCCCCCCGGTGCATTTGTGAGCCCAGGGACAGGATAGCCGCCAGCGCCGCCGGTCAAGTTGACGTTGCCGCCGCTGGCCGCGCCGCCGGCGGGAGGACTGCCGCCGGAGCCGGTCAGCAGAGACGTGCCGAAAGTCGTATTGCCGCCAGTACCGCCCGTGCCCGGGGACGTTCCGGCGCCGCTTCCGCCGCCGCCGCCGCCGATCAAGCGAACGCGAATCCAAAGGACGCCAGCGGGCTTCGTGTATGTGCCCGAACCGGACGTAAAAATCTGCTGCGTAGGCGTGATGGCGCCGGGCACGTTGTCTTCTGTCCAGAACGGATTGGTCGGCGGGTCCGTATCGCTCGCCGGGGCCAGAACGAACTTGTAGGACTGTCCGGGGGGGAGCCAGATGCCGACCGAGGCGCCCAGGGTGTTCTGCGGCTCGCCTCTGGCGTTAAGCACGATGGGGTTGGTTTGCGCGACCGATCCCGTGGAATCGGTGTAGGTCGTGGCCTTGGTGGTGGTTCCGGCGTTATAGACAAACAGTTTTCCGCCGTTCAGCAGGGCGCCGCTGTTGTCGGTGAATTGCTGGATGATGTCGGGAGACAGGTTGACGGCGACCATTAGAAGTCAATCCCCAGCGCCCACCCGAGACTGTGTAGCTTGGGCAATTCCCGCTCTAATTTCAAGCCAATATCGGTGCGGTAAATCGCGTCCGAAAAGCCGACCTGATCCACCGCGCCATAAACCGATTTGCGCGCCTTCGCCACAGTGGAGCCCAGGCCGGTCACCACGCAAATCTGCTCGCCCGCCGTCTGGTAAATCGGGCCTTCCTTGACCTTGTCGTCGTCCATGTAGGGGCCCTTGCCGATCTGCATCATGCAGGGATGGACCTGATCCCAAACGTCCTCCATGCCGGATATGGGGTTGCCGTCCACGCAATCCGGCTTGCCGTTCCATTGCGGGAAGGGCGGCTGGGCCATGACAACGCCGATGGCCGGTCTGTAATCGACCTTGAGGGTGTCCTTCCCGTCCAGAAGGTCGCGCATCCATTGGCAGACATCGCCCTTGTGCGACGCCATCTGGATAAAGAACGCGGGCCAGCCCAAGCGACAGGTGAACTCAAACGGCCATGCCTTGCCCTTGCTGTCGATCCCGCAGCCGATGGCGAAGTCTCCCCGGTGACCGAGGGTCTTCAGGATGGGCTCCATCGGCAGCAACATTTCCTCGGCTAGCCGGTCGGTCTCGCTGTATTTGCAGACCGTGCCCATCTCTCCGGTGTTGGGGCCCTTCTCGTCGTTCATCAGCTTCTTGTGCTCAAAGCACATCTGCCATTTGCCGGGCAGGAAGCCTTCGGGGCCGAACCAGCCCGAAACGCCAAGCTCCGACACCATGTCGATCTTCTCTTGCAGCATGCACGGCCCCTTGAGGGTCATGCCCTGGGCCTTCTTGCGCTGAATCCAGCCAACCATGTCGGCGGGGGACGAACTGACATAGGTGGAGCTCTTGTCGTCCTCGGAGCCCAGCGGCTTGAACACATAGGCCTTGTCGGATTTGCGGGCGAAGGCTTCCGCAGCCTCAAGCGTCGGGAACTGCTCATAGTGGGGCAGATTGATCCCCACCGCCTTCATCGCCTCCATGCCCTTGGCGCGGTCTATCTCTAGGGCGGCTGAGGCGACCGTCGGGCTGAAGATGCGAAAACCCAGGTCCCTGAAGCGGTCAAGCTCGGGGAGAAATTTAGCATTCCCCGTCGTGACGATCAGCCCATCCTTGCCCGCCCACGCCATCGAGGCCCGCCAGTCGTCAATGACCTTCACGCCATGAAAGCCCCGGCCCATCGGATGCTTGGTGACACGGCACCAACGGACATCGTGGCCGTCCTCAGCGGCGCGGATGCAGAAGTCCAGGCCCATCAATTCTACATCGATGACGAGAACCCTCATTGGGGTGGTTGCTGAATTGGTGCGGCCGGCAGTACGGCTGCAGCGCTAGGGCCCCGATGCTGCACGAGCGGATTGACGGCCCTGGTGGCATGAGCAAGATAGTTGGTGGGGCTCCTGTTTGTGCGGGCCGCGTGGGCCTCCAACAGCTTCCTTGCGATGCTGGCCGTGTCGTTGACGTTTCCGGTCATGATCCGCGAGATTTCCGCCGATGTCGTCGGATTGGGGCGCGCGGCAATATCGCCTAGGGCCTGTCCGGCATGACGGAGCATTCCCAGGTGGTTGCCCGCCGCGCCATGCATCGCGCCTTTGGCCACGCTTGCCGCCGTGCGAAGGGCCCCACCGTCCTCGGCCTCACGTTCGGCGGTTTTGGAATTTCCGATAACCTCGTATTGAGTGTTGAACATCGTATCTTCAGCCGCAACCGAACTGATGAACTTCTCGTAGTCGCCCTGGGTCTTGAAAAAGGGGCGCAGCTTGGCCTGCAGCGTCGGAGTGTTGGCCAATTCCATTGCGGCGTTCTGCGTGATGCGCTTGTTGCCGATTTTGGCCCTCAGCGCGTCCGCCAGGCCGATCTTGGCAAACTCCCTGTCTCCAATCGTCATCTTTCTAATGGCCCCGGCTATTTCCTCCGGCGATGAACTTGGCGCCAGGGCGCGCTTGCCGAACTCCACCGCCTCAAGGCTATGGGTAGGGCCGGAATACGCCGCCCGCGCCTGCGCATATTTCCCGCTCTTGTCAGCCGCGTCCAATTCCTCGACCAGCTTGTTTTTCAAGCCGACGAGGATGCGCACGTCGTCCGCCTTACCGGCGCGGTGTGAAACGCTGATCATGTCGTCCAGCGCCCGCTTGGTGTAATCGAGCGTGCGCAGATTAAAGGACGTTTGCGTCGCCGGGTCGCCAAGGCGAGATTCTGGGGCGCCTGGAACAATGAGCGAGGCTCCGGGCTCTACGTCAGGCGGTGGACCGCCGCGCACCACAAAGCCCGACATGTCGTTTTTCATCTTGGTGACGGCCCTGCGAACAGCCATGCTCCCGGCGGGGGTCTTTATCACCGCGTCAATGCCAGGCGTGCGAACCGCCGGATTGGCCTCAAACGCCGCTTCGTATAGAGGAGAAGCGGCAGCGGCGCGCGACCGCTGCAGGGCTGCCACGGCTTCTTGTTGGGCCTTGCGGGCGATTGCGCCCTTGATGTCGGCCTCCATGCGCGCGCCCTGGCCCTTGGTGCGGTCAAGGAGCGTGTTCTTGATGCGCTGGCCCGCCTCGCCCCCTTGCCGGTATGTACGGCCAGCCAGGGCCTTCACGGGCTGGCTGTTGGCGTCCATGATCGTGAAGGGTTTTCCGGGGTTGACCTTGGCCAAGTCCAGAATGTCTTGCGCTGTTGCCCCACCGGCTGCAGCACCCTTATCAATCCGATCAAGCACGGCCTGATGGGCCTCGTGGATCGCGGCGTCCCTGTCGCCCGCTACAGCCTTAGCCTTATTGGCGGCGGTTCGCCCAACCTTGGACAAGGCGCTCAAGGCTGACGCGACGGTTTTATCGCCAACCTTGGCGCTGCGCACCTCCGCGACGGGTGATTTAGAGAGTGCCGCCATAGACGCTCCGAGTCCCGCCGTGCTGGCGAGGTCTCTCGCCGTTTCGTCAGGCGTGCGCGGCTTGCCGACGGCGTTGACCGCCGGTGTGATGGCCCTGGCTGGACCCTTGATGGCGCTTGCGGTCGCTTCGCCGATGGGGTGCTGGATTAGCTCCGCGATGTCGCTGCCGGGGGCGAGGCTGAATAGCCGGTCTCCCGCGTCCGCCGCCGTGTGCGCGTCGTCCATGGACTGCTTGCCGCCCGCCTTAGCGCCCCCAAACCATGTCTGCCAATCCAGCCCCAGCCTCTCAATGGCCTGGTTCTCGCCAGAGACAGCGGCCTTGATTGGATTGGATGACAGTGGGGCCTTGTCCCAATCCTGCCCGTTCCTCGCCGTCTGCAATGGCGTAGGCTTGGCCGTGTGCTCACGCGCATAGGCCTTCATGACCTTGTCGATAACCTCGGGCTTGGTTTCATCGGGAAACTCGTGCTCGACGCCATCGGATGACTGAGCGACGATGGTCATTGCACAAGGTTCCCGTTGGCGTCGTAGACGCGCCTCTTGGGCTGGCCTCCACCGCTAACGCCAAGTTCAGCCTTGGTCGCGTCCGACAACTTGTCGTCAAAGTCGGTTAGGCCCGTAGAGTTCTCATATTCCTTTTTGAGCCCCCGAACCTGCCCCGCCATCAAGTCCTTATAGGTCTTGATCACACCCGCCAATTGTTTGGGGGAACTGGCTTTGTTGATCGAGTCCTGGGCCTTCTGGCGGTCGCCGAGGGCTCCGCCGGACCCCACCACAGCCTTAACGATTTCGTCGCCCACGATGCCCTTGGCGGCCTCGAAATTGGAAGGCGCGGCGCTGCCGGTTTCCTGCTGCACGGTTTTGGCGAGCTTGTTGGCGGCCACCAGATCGCCGTTGTGCAATGCGTCGGCCAGCAGCCCCAGCGTGTGCAGGTGGGCGATGGACACATTGAACGAGGCGACCTGCTGCCCCTGCTTACCCGTGCCGAAGGCCGTGGCCGCAGCCCCGCGTTCCTTGAATTTCGCTGCAAAGCTGGCGATGTCATCCGGTGTGGCGTTCGGATTGTCCTCAACGTACTTTTGGGCCGCCAGCGCAGCGGCGGATCGGGCGGACCCCCCGCCGATCTTGGACGCCCCCTGCGGCGAATATGGCTTCATATCCAGCGTGGTGGATTGGCCTGTCGCGGTGTTGTACCGATAATCGGTGTTCGTCTTGGGGTCGTGCAGAACCTGCCACTTGCCTTCGTCGGCGCGGTGTTCTTCCTCACCAATGCGGGCCATCTCGACCTTGAACTGCCGGTCTTCCTGGGATAGCCGATCCTTCTCCTGGCGCTCGAACTTGTCCTTGGCGTCTTGCTCCTTGTCCTGAGCGAGCTTGTCCGCCTTCTGCTTTTCCTTCCACGCCCGATAGGTCTTGGACTGGGCCGCGTGCTTGACCGGGTCAAACTCGGTCGGCAGTTGGTCCTGCAATGTCTTAGGCACAACCCCGCTGCTGATCAGCGATTGACGGGCGGTGGCATAGGTTTCCTGCGCCGTCGCCCTGGCCGCGTCCGGGCCGAGCTTGGCGAGGTTGTCGTCATAGGTTTCCAGGGCCGGGGAAATGACATCCTCGTCCACCGCGTCCAGAACCTTGATGTTCTCCGCGCTGGTGCGGGACTTGGCCTCGGATCGCTGGTTCTCGATGGTCGCTGCGCTTTCGGCGACCTTCATGCCGGCGGACGGATCGACAGCCATCACCGCCTTGATGCCATTCGCGTTAGGGGCGCCGGTCTCAGGGTCGATGTTGTTGGCGTCGCTCAGGATTTGCCGAAGCGTGTTCTGTGACTGCAACTGTTGCCGTTGGGCCTGGACTTCCTGCTGCTGCTTGACCACGCCCAAGGCGTCTCCATACATCGACAGGAGCGAGTTGGGCTGCTGGACCTTAAGGCTGATTTCTGGATCAAGGGCCATGCGCTAACTTCCGAACAGAGAGGCCAGGGAACTATCCAGGGCCAGGCCGCTTGCGCCACCCGCCGCAGAGCCCCCGCCATTGTTCAAAAGCTGGCTGAGCAGGTAGTTGCTGGACAGGTTGTTAATGCCGCCCGTGATGGCGTTGGCAGCGCCAACCTGACCGCCCGCCGTAGCCGCCGCGCCGCTGGTCAGCAGATTGCCGACGTTGTTGGCGCTGGTCTGTCCGGCCGAAGCGAGGCCCGCCGCCGCGTTCTGCCCGGAGCCCGCCGCCGTCTGTAGGGCGCCCAACTGCTGCTGCTGCTGGGCCAAGTAGTCGTTAAACTGCTGCTGGTAGGTGGTGGAGGCCAGCTCCTGCCCATAGTTCATCAGAGCCTTCAGGGTGTTGCCGCCGCCCACCCCGCCTGTCGCCGTCGCCTGGTCGGTGACGGCCTGTTCGCCCTGTTGGAGCTGAAATTGATAGCCGGGCGTCTGGCTGAGGTTGGCGGGGTTGAAGGGGGCGATAAGCGACCCGGATGTGATGCCGCCAGCCGCCGTGGAGGATGGCGCGGCCTGGCCTGTCGTGGGCGTGAAGCCCCGGTTTTCATTCTGGCCGTACAAATCCCACTGCTTCTGGCCCCACGCGGCCTCGGTGTTGCCCCACGAGTTAGGATTATTGTCGGCCTGGTCTTTCTGAAACCCCGCGAGCAGGTCAGGGTTGTTCTGCACATAGGCCGCGAAGTCGGGCGCCGCGCCGCCGCCATTGGGCGCGGGGCCGGTCCCCAGGCCATAATTCAGCAGGGACAGCGCGCTATTGCCGGACTGGACATAGGGCTGCTCGAGCTGCTGGACCGAGTTGAACTCGTTCTGCTGGATTTGCGCAGCCTGATTGGCGGCGTTGGCTTGGGTCTGAGCCGCGCTTGTAGCCGCATCTCCGCCAATGAGAGACCCCGCTACGCTACCAAGGCCCGCCACGAGGCCGCCAGTCGCCGCGCCGCCGCTGAATAGAGAGCCGATACCAGCGATGAGGGCGCCACCAAAAAACGGCATTACACGGCCTCCTGCATATGCCAGTGGGAATGCGGCGCGCGCATCAAAGCTAGAGCATAGTCCCGTTCGGCCTGGATGTTAAACGTCATCAGCGACAGGGCGTTGTTAACCTGACAAGGAACCAGCCACTCAACCGCGTTGGACAGGCATTCGCGGTCGGTCAGGTCTTTATAGGCCACGGCCTTGATCAGCGCGTGCTTGAAGTCCAGAGCGTCGTCCAGCCGCTCCATCTGTCCGGCTATGGGCTTCAGGTCATAACCCATGAACCTCGACAGGCTATCCATGACCTCGCCGATGGGCCTGCGGATGATCAGGGTGCGGGGCCTGATGTCAGCCATGATGCGTTCGATGTTCAGGCCGCACGCGGAATCCGAATTGCCCCGGTACTCCGCCGCCGAGCCGTAGAGCCATCGGCTTTTCAGCTCGACGAGCGATTGGCAGGTGGCGGTCAGTTCGTGAGCGCAGCTAGACCTGGGCCCCCGCATGGCGACAGCGAACCACGCCGTGCGAGACCTCGGAAGGCCGGTTATCCAGAACGGGTTGCTCATGTCTTGATCATGTAATTCATGGCCGCATAGGGCGGGATGATGGAGAAGGCGGTTCCTGATCCGGTGTTGCCGATGGTGATGCCAGTGGCAGCGGAGGCGAGCGTAATGCCGGTGGATGAACTCTGCGTTCGCACGTTAGACACCCCCGAACCTGTCCCCGGCAGGCTGGCCATGCCGGTGACAGCCCCCCCCGGCGTCGGTGTGTATTGTTCGGCGTGGTCGTGATTAGGGTCCGTCAGGGCGTGGTTGTGATGCGGGTCGATGACCGGGTGGTTGTGGGCCGGAAGGTTGCCGATCGCCAGCGCTACGGTTGAAGCCCCACCCGTTGAGCCCAGCGGATAGGTGGCGCTCGCCCCAATGCCGAAGTTGTTCCTGCGGTCAGGGACGTTGAAGGTGGTGGTTCCGTCGCCGTCGCCCCATGTCGTGCCGATGGCCTGGAACAGGGCGGAGAAGGTTGTCCGAGACACCGCCGAGCCATCACAAGCGAGGTATCCATCCGGGATGGTGGCCCCGGCATATTCCACCACCACGCCGGTTTGCACGAAGGTGTTGCCCGAGATGCCGCCAGTGCGTTGATAAAGAAGCTGGAGAAAGAAGTACCAGACCTGAGTGATGGAATTGTTAGGTCCCGCCACGAAAGGGCTGTTCTGGTTGGGAACGCCGGTGGATTGCTGAACGGTCATCCGATGTCAGCCGCGAGCAGGGCTACCTTGAAGGGGTCGGTGCTGGACAGCTCGAATATCCGGTCCGAGGACAGGCCCCGCCGCGTCATGCCAAGGCGGTTCCACCGGATTTGGTTGCCGGTGTTGCCCTGGGCGCCCAAGGGCTGGAAAAGTTCAGGCGACCACGAGAAGGAGTCGTCGCTGTAGCGAAGGACCAGTTGAGGATTGGCGGTCGGTGTTTCACCGTTGCCGGTCTCGCAAAACACTTCGAGGAAGTTGAACTTGGTCGGCTCGTACTTGGCCTCCTGCACCGCCCGCCAGCTTCGCACCCATTTGCGGGGAGCGCCGTTGTCGGTGTAGGTGTCCAGATTGAGCGAGTAGATGTTGCCGTTCTGATAATCTCCGACCAGCACCAGTCCATTGAAATAGGCCTGTGTCTGGGCTTGGTACTGGCTGAACGCGCCATTCGAGAACGCGGCCCTTTGATGCCACGCCGCGATGCCCATCTTTTGCGTCGCGGTCAGGTCCAGAACCCACGTCGCGTTGCCGGTCGGGAAGGTCAGCACATAGAACTTGTGGCCCTCCTGGGAATAACAGAAGGCAACCGCGTCCGAGACGGTGGAATATTGGGCTATGGCGTACTCAATCGCGTGGGTCGAAACCCGCTGCGGCTCGTAGCCCTTCATCATATAGACGGCCTTGCCGCCCTGGGCGTTTTGCCCGAGCCAGAGGACCGCCTCGTCCACCTTCGCCACGCTGTTGGGAGCCGCGCAGCCGGTCTCGGCATAGACGCCGCTCAGCCTCTGAAACACAAAGCCGTTGAGGCCCGCGTTGATGTAAAAGCAGGTGAATCCCTGTTTGAAAACCACCAACTGGTTGTGAAACTCGATGATCGAAACGACATTATCCGCCGAACCGTCCTCGGTGGTGAAATTCAGGCTTCCCCACGTCGTCAGGTCGTTGACGTTGGATTGCCACAGATTGAAGGTCCCCGCCTGCGTGCAGACCGCCAGGCCGTCCATATAGGCCGCCAGGCCAGGATTGGAGAACGGCAGGGATATGGTCGCGAACGAGCCGCTGGCCCAGGAATAGCCGCCCACGCTGTCGAACACCGCAACCTGTGTTTGGTTCGCCACCATGCTGACGAAGCCGGTGGAGGTCGCCAGCGTGCCCAGCAGGGTCTTGTTGTAATACTGATCGACCTGATAGAGGCCGGCGCCGGAGACCACGTACAGGTAGCCCATGGCGACCAGCATGCCCCGGATCGGCCCGCCGTCCACGGTCAGTTGGAGCAGTAGCCCCGGACACCCATAGAACGCCCCTACCGCAGCGCCGGACTTGCTCTCGACGATCTCGGGGAACAGGTTGATGCACTGCTGGTCCGCAAGGGTCTTGGACCGTGCGACGTAGGCGACTCCCAGAAATGGCGTCTTGGGGTAGTTCATCGCGAGCCGACAGTGCGTCGTCGGTTGACGGCCTGGGTCTTCTTGTCGGCCCACCGGCAATTATCGGGGGAATAGCCCTTATCGTTGTCGATCCTGTCCAGGGTGTGTCCGGGGCGCGGGATCAAGCCCATGTCGATGATGAAGTACTCGTAGCTGAACCATCGCTCGCAAACGGTGATGCCCCTGTCGAAATAAAGGGGTCGGTGTTGCGTGTTGCTTGCGCGAGTGCGCCGGTGCATCGAGCGAAAGGCGCGGTATTCGGGCGACCAATAGCGGCTGGGCTGCGCCTTTTCGTGTTTGGTCTTCTTGTCGGACGTCAGCTTTGCGGTAATGCAGCCGCAGGAACGTGATGCTCCATTCCGCAGGGGCTGTCCGCGAACCTCGCGCACCGTTCCGCAGTCACAGCGACAGGTCCAGTTCCGATGCTTTCCGACCAGTTCGCTAATTTGCAGCACCGTCCACGCCCCAAACCTTTTACCCGTTAAGTCGATGACTCGTTTATCCACGACCAGCCCTCCTGTTGAGGGCTACATACTACATGCTACAACGTCATTTACCTAGACCCGACCGAGCTACCTACCGAGTCCGTATAAGGCGAATAACTCACGTTCGCGCGCGACACGATCTCGTTGTCATACAGCGCCTCGGTCGGCCTGATATTGGACCGCTTGATGTTGCCCTTGCTTTCCAGGGCGCGAGTGATGATCACCTGACTGAGTTGCGCGCTGTCGAAGTAGGGCTGAAGCGCCACAGCCAGATTGGTCTTGAGCGCCAGCGTATAGCCGGGCGGCAGGCTGATTGCCGTGTTGATGTTGGCGAAATCCACCAGTTGCAGGTAGCTGTCCCAGAACATCGTGTAGGCGATGGTGGGGAACGGGGCGATGTTGATGATCCCAAGCGGGAACTGGTTGTCGTAGAACAGGATGGTCGGGAAGTCCGACGTGATCAGGGCCGACCTGTTGGAATAAAGGTTCCACTTGTCCCTGGGCACGACCTCCATGTCATAGTTGTTGCCGTTGAAGTCCTGCACATAGGCGGTGCCCGGCCCCTCCAGGATACGGATCGGGCGGGTCATGTTGAACTGCCCGCCGGTCCCGATGGTGTAGGACTGCTGACCCGGCACGAGGACGGCGGACTGCTCAAGGGTGGCGAAGGTGGTCAGGCTTTCGTTGGACCATGAGTCCAGCATGTCGTTCAGGCACGACAGGCCCAGCTGCATGTCCGCCGAGGCTATGGCCGACCCCGTGCCATACACCCCGAGCATGGTGTAGGCGTCGGTGATGATATCCGACGCTGTGGTCATTTAGGCCGCCGGTTGCTTGCGCGGGCGCCCGCCACGGTTCTTGGGGGCCTGCGCAGCGGCCAGTTGCGCCGTCAGGGCTGCAATCTGGGCCTCATAGTCCACAGGCTCATGGGCGGGCTCCGGTGCGGCCTGCGACGGCCACTCGTGGGCGTCCTCGTCCTGCTTGGTGTTGAACAGGACGCCATTCACCCATTTGGGATATTCCTGCGGCTCGTAGTTGTCCGGCGGCGGAGAGGCGTGGGCCATCGCATAGGCGGACGGATCGCCCTTGCCAGCAGGAACATAGCCCTGGGCGGCGTGGTATTCTTCCTCGTCCTCGTTGTTGACAGTGACGGGCGGGAACACCTGCGGGGTGCTTTCGTAGGGCGTGGTGCTGACCTTGGCGGGCCGGAAGCCCGGATGGGCCATCATAAGCGGATACTTCTGGAACTCGCTCACGCTGCACTCTCCTGCGCGGGTTGGATCAACTGGCCTTCGATCACGTCGGTGGCAATCTGTTCGGCCCTCAGCTTCTCAAGGTGCGACTGTTTGGCCCGCTCGCGGAAGGTGGGCAGGGTCGTGGTGACGTTGCCCTTCCACGCCTTGTTTCCACGGTGGGTGAAGTCGATGTCGGGGTCCATCCAGATTTCAAAGCCCATGCGCGTGGCGTTCTCGCAGAAGATGTAATCCTCCGTCCAGAACCAGCCGTCAGGGGCCACGCCGGAGGCAAACCAGCCTGGCGTCTGGATTGTCTCGCCCTTCAGGTCGATATCGAGGAAGGGGGGTGCGTGGGGCAACAAGGCCTCGATCACGCGGCGCTTGATGCGCATGAAGCCGGTCGGGCCCCTGACGCACCGGATGAGCCCGTCCTTTTCCTCCAGCGAGCCGTCGATGCCCGCCACAACAACCGGCCAGTCGGGCTCCTCGGACTTCTTGGGATAGACGCCGCACAGGATGTCTTCGTCCCGTTCGCAGAACTCCAGCACCTTGGCGGCGGGCCAGCCCAGGTCGTCATCGATGAAGAACAGGTTGTCCACGTCCGGGTGGTTGACGAGGAAGTCGTTCATCAGCTTGTTGCGGGCCTTGGCGATGAACTGGTCGCCGCAATGGTTCAGATAGACCCGGTTATAGTTTCTTGCCTGCAGCAGCCAATCGGTCTGCAGCATGGAGGTCAGGAACTCCATCGCCACCGAATGGTTGAGCGATGGCGTGGCGAAGGCGACGGCGGGGAGCTTTTCCATGCTCCCAGCCTACTATGCGCCCGCGATCAAGCCAAGCCCGACAAGCCCGTTGCGCACCGCGTAAAGCTGGTTGAGGCCTTGGTTCAGGGCCGTCACCGCCGGTTGGCTGACCGCGCCGCCGGACGTGTTGGACGTGGTGGCGCCCACCGCGACCTGTTGGAAGTTGCCGATGATATAGGTCTCGGACGGCGGGACGATGGCGGCGGCGGACGTGTTGGCGTAGTTGATCGCCAGGGTGTTGGCGGCGGAGACGCGCACCCCGGCAATACCCAGGCCCGCCGTCCATGAGGGCTTGTTGACCCACACCGGAGTTGAGGCGATCAGGCCCGTCACCGTGAAGGTCTGCTCCGCCGTGGTGTTGGCGGCCACAGAGACCGGAGCCAGGGCGGGCGTGTAGATCACCAGCGGGGCGGCCGGGTTGAGGCGGAACACCAGCTGGTCATAGGTCAGGTTGGCCGTGGGGGTCGCGCCCGTGCCCGCCGACAGGAAGTAGGGGGTCAGGGTGTTCGCGCCGAGGATGGAGAAGATCGGGGCCGTAGCGTTGGTCGCGGCGGCCTGGGCGGTAACCTGCGCGGGTGGGCCGATGGGGATGTCGGACGCCAGCACGCCGCCGCAGGTGACGTTGCCCGCCGAGATGACCAGGCCCGCGCCGATAGCGCCGATGGCGCCGAAGTTCAGCGAGAAGGTCAGGTAGTTGTTCAGGGCGTCCAGGGCTTGCAGCGACTGGATGGTATAGGACTCCGACGCCGTGGGCGTGATGGTGGCAGCCGTCACGTTGGCGAAGGTGATGCCGACCACGTTGTTGGACACAGCGCGGCAACCGACGATGTCCAGGCCCGCCTGAGAGGTCGGCTTGGACACCTGCACCAGGGAGCCCGCCGCGATGCCTTGCGGGGCCGCTGCGGTCGGAACAATGGTGAACTGCTGTTCGATGGTGGTGTTGGGAGCGACGGCGGCGGGGCTCAGGGTGGCCGAGATGGTCGGCAGGCCGCGAATCGCCACGATGGAATAGGTCTGGTTGGTGGTCGGCGTGATGGTGGCGGCGGTGTAGTTGGTCAGGGTCACGCCGATGACGTTGGAGGCGGAGACCCGCACATTGCCCACGCCAAGCCCGGCCTGAGCGGTCGGCTTGTTGATGTAGATCATGTCGCCGGAGGTCACCAGCAGGCGGCTGTTGGTGGTGGTGCCCTGCATCACCGTCATGCCGTATTCGGCGCTGGTGATGACGCCCACGCCCGCGCTCTGCACGTTGGTCTGGAAGGTGCTGTAGGTGGAGACGATGCCCGCCGCCGCGCCGCGCACCTGGGCCGCCTGGCTGTTGCCTGCGGGCTGGGCAACGGGCGTGCCGCCAAAGAAGGCCAGCGGGACGTTCAGGGACCCGAACTGAGTGCCGTTCGGATCGTTGCCGCCGATCTGGGAATAGGCGCTTTCATTCGGGTTAACGGCGGCGGTAACGATGCCCATGATGGTCGGTCCTTATATGTGGCAGAGGACAACAGTCGGATTGGTCCAGTTTCTCTCAAGGCCCCGCGCGATCATGGCGCGGATGGCTGCGGCAAATTCCTCCGCCGCGTCCTTCAACAGGCCAGGGGTCACCGCGATGGGTTCTTTCTCGCCGCGCGCTTCCACGACCACGCGGTAGAGCGGGGTGCGCATCGGGTTCTTCCAACCCTTGGGCATGGCGTGTGTCGTCATCGCGATGAATAGCCCTTAGTTCGTCAGGCGCACGCCAAGTTCGTCGTAGAACTGGCTGGTGCCGTACAGAATATCGATGCGGGCGGGGAACACGTCGTTGTTGATGTCGTAGGCCCTGATGATGCGCATCGAGATGCCCTTGTACATTTCGCGCGCCCGGAAATCGACGCCCTCGGGCAACTCCAGCGGCACGGTCACAAGGCCAATGGCGTCACGCACGAAGGCGATGTTGTTGAAATAGGCGGTGTTGGCGGTTCCCGATATGACGGTGATCGCCGCGCCGTTGGCCGGGCTGGCCGAGGCGTTCTGATAGGCGCCGCTGGTGGTGATGGCGGGGGAGATGTTCAGGGTCGCGTTGCCCGAGCCGTCCGAGGACGAGGACGAGGTCACGGTGAAATTCTTCAGCGTGCCGGTGGACTGGCGGTTCTTCGGGTTGACGTTGAACACGCCCGCGATGTTGAACACCGTGCCGGGGGTCATCAGACCGGTCTTGGAGGCCGTCCAGCCGTTGGTGACCAGTACAGAGCCGGTCTGGCCCGCGCCGTTGACCACGCCGCTCCCGGCATAGTTGCCGTTGGTGAACTGCTGGACGTTCTGGTCCTCGAAGATCATGAAGTTGGCGATGTTGGCCAAAAAGCCCTTCAGGGCGGGCTCGGCCACCGACTTGACATAGAGCGTGATCAGCCCCCCCGCCAGAGACCAGTAGGCCGCCGGGTTGAGGATGAGGGTGCGCCCGTCCTGCGGGGCGCCGTTCTCATCCATGCGCTGGCCGACGGCGGCCAGGGCGGCGAAGGTCGCCGGAACCGTGCCGGGCGTGCCCACGAGGTTGGAGAACAGGAAGGTGTTGGTCAGGACGTCATAGTCGAGCTGGTTGGCCAGTTCGGCGGCGGCGGGCTTGGCGTAGCGCTCGGAGAACTCCTCGATGGTCAGGGTCAAGTCCTGCGACGTGAACTGGAAGTCCACGTGCTTCTGGTTGCTGATCGTGATCGAGGTCGAGGGCTCGGAGATGTTCTGGATGGACAGGCCGGGACCAGAGGTCACGGTAAAGCGGTTGGGCTTGCGCACCGTGATCGCGTTGCCGATCTTCACGAACTGGTTCTCGAACTGGCGGTTGACCTTGCCTGCGGCGACAAGGTTGTTTTCCAGCATCACCAAGGTTTCCTTGGTGATCAGCGACGGCGTGAGAAGGGCGTTCGTGCTCATGGTCTTCCTTTACCTAGTGAGTGACGGCGTGGCCGTTCGCTCCTCTGATCTGGGCATTGCGATAGGCGGCGTATTCTTCGGTGGACATCTCCGCCGGGTCTTTGGCGCCGGTCCCGGTCCTTTGACCGACCGGCTTGATGGGGGCGGGCTTGGGCGCACTGCGCTGGACAGGGGGAGGGGCGGCCAGTTGCGCCGCGATGCGCCCAATCTCGTAGATCGCCTTGACCGGCGGCAGGTCGTTGATGCGCTTGGCCTCGTCCGGGTTCTGGCCCAGCCAGTATGAAATCTGCGCCGCGTTGTCCGAACTGACGATGGCGTCGGTCATCGCGGGGGAAATGGGCAGGTCTTCGGTGAAAACTTCGTCGAAGTCGGGGTGATCGGCCTTGAAGGTTTCGATCTGCGAGCGGAAATCGGATGCGGTCTTTTCCTGCTGGCGGGCCTTTGTTTCCTGAGCGGCGCGCTGGCGCTCTTCGGCGATGGCCTTTTCGGCCGCCTTCTGCGAGGCATACTCCACCAGGGCCTCGTCATAGGCGTCCGGGTCAGTGAACTGTTCACGGCTGGGGCGGTCGAGCGGCTTGGGTTCGGGCTTCTTGGTCGCGGCCTCCAGGGCGGCGGCAAGCTGGGCAATGCGCTCGTCGGACTTGGCGGCGCGCTCCTCGGCTTCTCGCCGACGATTTCGCTCCTTGGTGATCGCGGCCTTTACGGCGGGATCGGTCTTGTCTTCCTTGGGTTCGGGCTTGGTCTCTTGCGTGGGCTCGGGGGACGCCTCATCGCCAACCACCGGCTCGGTGGTCTGGGCGGGTGGAGCTTCCGGTTCGCTGGCGACAGGCTGCGGCGCATCGCTGGTCGCCGACAGGGCGGGACCGGGGCGGGCGGTGGTTTCGAGCATGTCTATAGCGGTCGCATCAGGCATGGCTGATCCTTCGGGGGGGGGTTGATCTGGCGATCATCCGGGTAATGCGTACCCGTGCGCAGCCCTGCTTTATCCGGCAGGTGCGGAGTTCGGCTCCGAAGAGCCTGGGACCGTAGCCCCTGCGTCTGACGACGCGCCGCCTGATTTTGGATCAAGCGTGGCACTTTGTATAAATCGGTTTAGGTCTTCTGCCAAGCGGTCGATTTTGGAGCCGACCTGTTGCACTTGAACCGCCTCGGCCTTCTGAATAACCGCAATGATCTTGGCCTCGAAGTCGCGCTCGATTTTGTCCTTGGCGATCTGGCGGTCCTGGCCCTTGTCGTCCAGCTCCTTCATCGCGGCCTGTAGCTGGCCGGTGATCTGCTTAACCTGGCTTTCGAGGTTCTGGATCATCGCCTGAACCTGCGGCGGGATGTCCTTCTGGTCCGCCGTCAGGAACTGCGCAGGCACGGCCTTGGCCAGGCGCGACGCCATTTCCTCGGCGCCCTCCCAGTCCTGATACTTGGCGATCAGGTCGGCGATCAGTTGCGCGCTCTGCGGCATGGCCTTGGCGAACGCCATCATGCTCTCGGCCGCCTCAACCCGCTTGGTCGCGAAGCTCGGCCCGATGGTGATGGTCACGCCGTAGCGGCCCATGGTCGGGTTGAACACCTTCATGCTGGTCTGCGTCGCGCTTCGGGGCTGTTCCTTGAACGCCTCGTTCTGGTGCGGGTCGATCTGGATGCTTTCCTCGGTGTCGTCCGGGTTGAGGATCGTGACGATACGCTTTTCGTCATAAACCTTGGGGATCAGATCGACGAGGATGCGGCCTGAGTGGCGCAGCGAGCGGCAGAGGTTATCGACGTAGTGGAATGAGCCCAGGTCGGTCTTGCGGCCCAGCTCGCGCACGGCCACGCCCGACTCGTCGTTCATGCGCTCCTGTTTGGTCGCATCGAACCTGACGCCCGTGGTGGCGATCATATGCTCGGCGCTGTTCTGCAGGGCCTGCTGCACGCCCGCGGGCACACCCGCGAACTGCTGTCTCTGAGGCGGCGGGACGGGCTTGCCTGCGAGGCTCGTGCCCTTGTACTGCAGGAACGGGAAGCTCTTGCGGTTGGCCTCTTTCCACTGCCGTTCATGGCCCTCGATCTGGCCTTCCTCCACCAGCCAGGGGGCTTTGGGGGCAAGGGCGATGAGTTCGGTTGCGCTCGTCTCCCAATAATTCATCATCCGCTGGGCGTCTTTGGCGTTGCGGATCAGGCCGCTGATCTTGACGTCGCCCTCGATGTCGATCTCGTTGCCGATGACCTTGACGATGGGTATCCACTGGCCCAGCCAGTCGGCCTCCGCCAACACCTGCATGGCGTTGACCTTGTACCATTTCACCGCCGGCACGTCCGCCTCGCGCTCCTCAAGCACGTCCATCTTCGCTCGGACGCTATCGCTAAGTTCGTCCTTCCAGCCCTCATGGCCGTTGGCGAGCTTCACATAGGTTCGCTTCTTGGTCTTGATCTCGAAGTATTCGGCAATGCGGATGTCGTCCTTGCCGATCCAGTCCTTGAAGCTCTCGCCCGCGCCGCCTTCAAGGAACGGGACAGGGTCGGCGTCAGGGTATTCGTCCTCGAAGTCCTCGCGCGGGATGCGCTCGGTGATGAAGCCATAGCGGCTGTCGGAGCCGTCAGGCTCCTGGTGGAAGGGGTCCAGATAGACCGTGAAGGGATTCCTCACCCGCTTGATGACGATCACTTGGTGCAGGCTGTCGGGGCTTTCATACTCGGTCAGGATGCGCCAATAGCCAAAGCCGCTGACCACCGCGTCGGAGAACGCGGTGTCATAGGCGATGTCGGCCACGCTATCGCGCTCGATGGCCCTGATCATGCCCTTGTACATCTTCGCCGCGTCCTTGGTGGACTTGTCGCCGATGGGGCTGACGTTGATGGCGGGGCGGTTCTGGCGCTGGTCGTTGGTGATCTGGTTGACGAAGGTCGGCAGCTTGTTGATCGTCAGGCAAGGCCGGTGATCGGTGTTGCGCTTCGCGGCCTCGTCGGCAGGCCACTGATCTCCCGCCATGAACTTGCGGTCCTCGATGGCGGCCTTGCGGTTGCCGCTCTCCTTCTTGACGCATAGCTCCATGCGCTTGCGGATGCGCTCCAGCAGTTTGGCGTCGTCCTCATCCTCCGGTGTGGCGCCGAGGTATGTGCCCTTGTCGTCCTTGCCGGTGTCGATGGGCGCGATCTTGTTCATGCCCGCTGTGGTGGGGGGCAGTTGAGGCTTGCCGGTGCGGATGCGGGCGGGATCGTCTGCCAACTAGAGCCCCCGCGCGATCTGGTAGGTGAACACCAGCGCCGTGACCACAATGCCCCAGGCCACAGCGCCGAGGATCAGCGCGAAGGACCAGCCTATGAGGCGGACGGGGGTTAGTTGCACGGGTCAAACAATCTGGATTGGTTGATCGCGTCTGCTTCGATTTGCGCCGCGAGGGTTTTAGCGGCTGGCCTGAGGTAGCGCTCGGTGAATTCTAGCGTCATGGTCATGCCGCTTAAAGCGGTCGTGGACGGCACGGCCACAGGCTCTGGCGGCAGCGCTTCCACTGCCTTTGGCGCGAGCGGAAGCGCGAACATCGATGCTATGAGCGAGCGCCTGTTCATGTGGTCCTCACTTTGCGCGCTTGTGAAGGCCGAAGGTCGGGCCTGGCCGATCAATGCCGAATCGCAGCTCCGCTCTGCGCTTGGCGCGCAAGTGGTCGATCCACGACCCTATGATGTAGGGGCGCAACTCGCGCATCATTGTTTCGACGGTTAACATGTTCTGGTCCTCACTTCCCCCGGCTGCAAGCCCCGCCTCATGGCCTCAAGGCACATCTCAATCGCGGCCTCGCGGCGCTTACGATAACCTGATCCGCCCGTTGGAACAATCGTCCAATATTCGCGGCCCTGTTCATCCGGCACGCTGACACGCGCGACATTCTCGCCGTGGATGATGGACCAGTACTCGTGCTCGCTATAGGTGATGACGGTCACCTGCGCTTCATCCAGTGGCAAGGACAGCGGCGCTCGTCATCGCCGCTGTCGTCTGTCTCGCGGGGGCCGTTGCAGGTCATCGGTAAACCCGCGCCCGCCACTGCTGGACCACATATGCGCGAAGTGCTTGCACATCCTGCTGACCAAAGCCAATCCGCAGCGCTTCACGCACGAACAGGTCGATGACGGCGCAGCGGTGACCGTAGAATGAGTCGGATGCAATGTCGTACCAACGCATCCCTTCATGCAGTTTCACGACCCCATCCATGATGTTCCCGCCTCCTCTGGGCTGACTGTGTAGAACCGCTTGAGTTCCTGCGGCTCCTCGCGCTTGAGTTTAGGCTCCTCGTAGGCCGTCATCAAGTAGCGCAGGGCGTCGGCGGCATGGCTGGTCCAGTCGTGCAATGGGCCCAGACTCACCCGGCGCTTGGGATCGACCTTCTCGCGATAGTCCCTGATCGCCCGCAGCCCAGGCTCGCAGCGCTTGGCGTCGATCCAAGTCCTGGGCAACTGACGCCTCACCGCCTCAATGCCGTCAGCGGGGCCCAGGTGCGGCGCTATGCGGGTCTTGAAGCCCATATCCTCCAGCATCTCGGTGCGGCTCTTGCCTGTCCCCAACTCTCTTGCCTGTGCGTCATGTGGCAAGATGAGCGGTGCGTACAAGTAGGGACGTTCGCGCAGGGCTCTTGCATACCAGTCCAAGGCGACTCCGCTGTTCTCGATGTAATCGATCAGCCTGATCTCGCGACCCGCGAACTGCGCCAGCCAAATCACCGTGCTGTCACCTATGCCCAGGTCGAACGCCGCGTGAACCTCAAGGCCAGGATCGTGCGGCACGCTGCTGATCCGTCCGTCGCTCTCGGCTTGGTTAAGCTGCTGCGCGTAGTACGAGCCCTCGATCGCCGCCTCAAAGCTGGTCTCGAACTCGCGGGCGTATTCATCCTGCGATAGCTCACGGCCCAGTGCGTCAAGTTCAGCCGGCGGGATAAGCCCCGTCTCTGAGGCCCTGAGCCTGAGCGCGAACCAATCGTCAGAACTGATGGCGCGCTCGTATATCTCCCAGAAGGCGTTGCGGCCCTTTGGCGTGCCGATGAACGCCGCCCAGCCGCCACGATCTGCCAGGGCGGGCCTGATGACCTCGGACCACGCCCTGGGGTCCATGTCCGCGAACTCGTCCAGCACGACCCCGTCCAGATAGATGCCGCGCATACGGTCGAAGTTGTCTGCGCCATAAAGCCTGATGCGTGCCCCGTTGGGCAGATCGACCCTCAGCTCGCTTTCGTTGGGCGTGGCCCCCGGTATCGCTGCCGTGTAGCGCTTCAGGTAGCCCCAGGCGATGTCCTTGGCTTGGGCGAAGTACGGCGCGATATAGGCCAGGCGTGGCTCTACCTTGTCGCACTCAAAGCCGCCCTTGATCAGCTCGTTGATGGCGGCCACGGTCTTGCCGGCGCGTCTGTGGGCGACGATGCAGGCCCAGCGCTCCACCCTGTCGTGGAAGGCGTTGAACGGCTCACGCGGCTTATAGGGGACGATGATCTCCTCTACCGCAGCCATCGTATGACTTGCTGAATGGGCGGGCCGTCGTTTGTGCCCTCAAGCGGCTGCACGGCTTTTCCGTCCATGCGGTCGTTGATTTCCTTGATCGCGGCTATGTCTCCGTCGATCGCTTTATCCACCAAGGCGCTGGCTACCAGCACAAGCTTCTTGGTCATTGTGCCGTCGGCGGCCTTAGCTTCTCGGTGCAGGGCGAGGGAAATGGCGTCCCTCATGAGCTTGTCCGGCTTGCCCCCTGATGACGGCGTCTTGCGGGCGGCCAAGTTTAGCTCCTAAGCGATTGATCTAATTGCAACAGCGGCGGTTGCTTACTTATGCTTCTTCCCCGTCCCGTGCATCGCGCCCTTGGCTGTGGTGGCCTTGGTGGTTTGATGGGGGATGGGCTTGGATGTGACCTGGGCCTTGGGCGGGTGAAGCCACTTGCCGAGGTTGTTGCTGGGGTGCTTAGCCATTCGGGAAGTTCTGCGCGAAGGCTGCGGCGATGAAAACTTGCTGGCGGGCGTCCGAGTCCGTCTGAGCGTCGGCCAGGGCCTGAAGCTGAAGCTGTGACATGGTGTTGGCGCTCTCAAGCGTTACGGCCAGGTCGGTGTTGGCGGGGTCTGGCGCGGCGTCTGTTTCGTCGGGGTCCATGGGGTCTCCTTAGTGCGGGATTCCGTCCTTTGCCGTCTACAAACAGGGGGACAACGCCCCTGGGCTCCCGGCAGTGATACGATCAGGATCGGCTTTGAGGATCGCTCCCGCGTGCGGCCCGTGAGGAGTGGAGCCCTATGCAGTTACTTGAGCCAGCCGCTCGGCGCCCTGCCCAGGGTGCGGGGGTCTGCCGCCGCAGTGGTCTGGATGCCGATCTTGCTGGCGGTGGGGCGCGAGCCTGAGCCTACGGCGGTCTTTTGCGGGGCGCTGGATTGAGCGGGGGGGCGCGTTCCGCCGACGTCGTTCTTGAACATGGACATGAGGTCACTCCGGGGTCTGTTAGGCCTAAGATAGCATGATTTGAGCGATGGGCAACGTCGTGATTACCGATGAACTCGCAGCGGCTCCGGTGGTGACCGACGTGAACGTGCAGTTGGTGGTGCAGCCGCCGGAACTGCTACCGCCTCCCGGAATGATGGTCTGGGCAAGTGACGGGCAGGAGATCAGCGCCGCGCTTAAACACCCGATAAATGCTTTCCAGAACATTGATCAGTTCCAGTTCCCGACGTTCGTGACGCTTGACGAGCCAATGGGCGTGAAGACCGCATAGCTGTTAGCCTGGATGACGGCTGCAGAGGCGACACCGAGGGAGACCTCCGGGATCACGGTTCCGGCCACGGTGACACGGAGGATGCCCCTAATCATGAACACAGCACTGGTGTTAGCGTTCGCCGACATAATGCCGGTGTTGGCTGCGGTAGAATATTCGCCGGTAAGCGCGCTACCCGATGTGGTCAGGGTGGTAATCTTGTTGGCGAGCGACGCCCAGCCCTGAGTTAACGTCGCCGTTCCACCTATCGCAAATCCGTAGGCCCCACTGGTCGATGAAAGGCCAGTCATCGCCGCAACGATATCAAAAGAATATGTCCCCACCGGAAGCGTCACCGCCCCGTTGGCCGTGCAGTTGAACGCCGGCTGAGCGGCCGTCTGCGAGGTCAGGGTGAAGTTGGCGGAGAGCACGCACCATTGCTGAGTCGGGATCACGCCCCGCGTACTGGCGGCTTGGTCGGCGTAGAATGCCGTTCCGTCGAACTCGATGGCGCCTGCGGACGCCGTTGTAAGGTTGGTCCCGGCCGGGATATTAAGGGGTGCAGCCGATGCCGACCCAGCGCCTAACGTGACCTGCCCGCCGCTTGTGACAGTGGCCGATGACGACAAACACCCGGTTGAGCCGTTGTTGTAGACGAGCTGGCCCGCCGTGCCGCCGACCGTGCAGCCCGATCCTCCGGACGGCGTCGCCCAGGTATTGTCGCCTCGCAGATAGGTCGAGGATGACGGCGTGCCGGTCGCCGTGGTCCCTGTGGACGCCACGAGTCCGGTTGCGTTGGTCAGCACGAGCGTCGGCGTTCCATTGATCGTGACGGCGTTTGCGCTTGAAATCGTGATGGCGTCGGTCGCGGCGTTGTTGGCCAGGAAGTGCACCGCATTGGCAGTGTTGCTGCCGATGACCAGATCGCCGGTTTGGCTGTAGAGATAGGTCGCGCCCGCCAGGGCCAGGCTTCCTGTGCCGCTGAATGTGGACGAGTTGATCCCGAAGTCGCCGTAGTGGGTGGTCGCCGTCCCTTGGTCGTTCGTGACGATATAGTCAGCGGAGGCTGCGGCATTGTTGCTCGTGTTCTGCAGAACCGTTTGCAGGTAGCCCGCGATGGACGCCTGCCAGGACTGTGCAAGGCCGGTGTCGGAAAACGACAGCGTGCCTTGGGCTATGGGCCCGGTCGTGGCCCCTGACGCCGATGCCTGCCCCGTCGTGACCGACGTAAAGGTGCAGTTGGTGGTGCAGCCGCCCGATCCGCCACCGGACGGCGGGACGATGATCTGCTGAGCACGGGCGGGGAGCGCCGCCAGTAGTGCGCAAATCGCGGCGGCGGCGAAAAGCCTGCGCATCACTGCACCTGCGCCGAAAACACGGTGTTGGTCGAATAGGCCGTGAAGGTCAGGGGGCCTGTTGAGCTGGCGCAGACGGTAACGCCGTTGAGGAATTGGGCCGGGTTGCCGTCGTACCAGATCGACCAGCTTCCTGCGGTGGAGACATAGGCCCAGGCAATGGGGTTTACCGCTCCATTAGCGGGGGCGACATTGGCGTCGAACAGCATGATCCAGGCCGCCGCGCCGACGTAGCCGGACACCCCCGTCAGCACGCGCGCGTTCTGCCATGTGTGGCAGGATTCAGCGGCTTGGGAGGCCAAGGGTTGCTGGGCCGCCAGCGCGGGCCGCGACAGCAGCGCCAAGCAAAGGCCCACAAGAGTCAGTGTTCGCCTCATGCGCCGCTCCGCTCAATCGGTGTTGAGCGGGACGTTACCACACAGCGACGCTAGGGCAAACGGCTAGGGTTTGGTCTTTTTGAGGCGGGAGCCGAGGGCCGGGGTGATTGGGCCGAATGTGCGCGCGGTGGATTCGCCAGCCACGGCCTGGCGCAAACTGTCCGCTATTCTGGACGACACGGCGGACGGATTAACCCACGATGGGTCGTTCTCCGCGATCAGCTTCCGCACCGTCTCCCCATGCGATCTGCAACCGAGCTTGATACGGACCCGCTCCAGCGCCTCGCGCACGTCGTCGGGCATTTCCATGTTGAACAGGGGCTTTCTCATGGGCCCATCATAGCGCGGAAAGAATTTGCGTCAACCGTGCTTTTTCTTCTTTACATATCATCAGAATGGGTTCATGGTTCACTCATAGGCCCGGTTGGGGCTTGGAGGAATGATAGATGCACGAAATTCGCAAAGCGGCCATCAAACAACTAATCACTGATCACGGCACGGCGTCCTCCGAATATATCGGAGCGCGCCTGGGTTGGGGCGTCTCGCGTCTCGCGGACTGGCTGGCGCGGTGTGGGTATCCCTGCGACGAAATTGATTTGCCCATACTCGCTGATTTGTGCGCGAAGGGCATACAATAACCCTAACAGACAGGAGGAATTGAAGATGGCTTTTCGTGAAGATGACGGAACACTGATTTCACGCCGTGACATTTCGGATTTGGTAGGCGTGCGTATCGCCAAAATCGAGGACGACGGCGCCGAAAGCTGGCTTGTGTATGCCTATGATGGCTCGGCTGGCGATCAGGTTCTTGTGGCCATGATCCGCAGGGACGGCTTGTTTGATGCCGACGCCGATTATTTCGCTGACCCGGCCTAACCCCTTCACCAGCAGCCCGGAGGCCTAGGCTTCCGGGCGGGAGGTCCTACAACCTCCCCAGCCCCACACCCCCGAACGACTCCAGCAGCCAGATACAGATAACCACCACGAACAGCACCGTCAGGATCGTGGGCAGCGGCGCCGGCAGCAGCGGCAGGATGTACCTGGCGAATAGGAACCACACGAGGCCAAGGACGGCTAGGGCGATGATGATGTGAATCAGCATGGGGGGATAACGCTTGGGGGAGAGGGTGGGTTGCGCTTAGGCTGGCCCCGCGAATGAGCTTTTCCATTCGCCGATCTGCATCCTCTCGCCGAGCCGAACGCCCGCATCTTTCAGGAATTGTCGGGCGCGTGTTCTCCAGCGCTCAGCCGCTACGCCCGACCACGGGAAAAGCACCGGGTCAGCACCTTCCTTGAACTTGGAGCGGTCGAAATAGCTGTAGGCGAAATCCTCGCCGAGTTCATCGACTACCTTGGCTCGAAATTCGGTGCGGGTCATCTGGCGATCCTTCTCGGTTGTGGGGGTCTGCGCGCGGCGGCCAATTCCACCGTTAACGATTTCATCGCCGCCGCAATCTGCGCTCTGTCTTCATTCGCTGCGGGTGCGGTAGGCTGTTCGCCGCTCTCATGCGGCGAGCGGACAGCCTCGCGCGCGCGGGTTACAGGTTCTATTATTGGTTCTATTACAGGTTTGGTGGCAATATTTGCCACCTCAGAATGACGTTTTTTGCCGCCTGAAGATGCAGATTTTGCCGCCTCAAAACCGCTTGTGGTGGCAGATTTTGCCGGTACAAAAAGCAGGGTTATCAGGTCGCTTGTCTGGCGGTTTCCGACGCGCCTATGCTCCCTTTTGATAAGCAGCCTTTCCTCCAATGTGGTCAGGTGCGTTCGGATGGTTCGAGGGCTCATGCATGTGTCGCTTGCGAGCCTGTCCTGAGACGGCCAAAGCGTGTTGTCGGTGTTGGCGTAACTACCGAGAACGACCAAAAGGAACTTGGCGCCAGGATCGAGCTTGGCGATGTCCAATGCTGCAACAACCGCGTGGAAGCTCACGGCTTGAAACCGTTGCAAAGCGTCTGTATGGTTTGTTTAGTCATTGGCGCCCCCGCGCTAGTGGCTTGGGCGGGTTGAGTGGTGACACACTCCCCGCCCGCTCACTTTCCTCCGAACAACCTAAGCCGTCAAGTCCTCACGCGAGCCCCACAAGCCAGCCCGCCGAGCTTCTTCAATCACGAGCCGCACAAACCGCCGATCACGTCCTACAGGCCCTCCACGCGGAAGCTTGGGCCATCCGCTTATGACGTGCATGGACTTAAGACGCCATTCAGCCCTTTGCTCGGGAGTGGCGACTTGAGGGGGTCTGCTCATAGCTCGCCGCGCCAGAGGGAGAGGAGGATCATACAACCCTCGCGAATTTGTCGGTCTGGTTGCCCCAGGCAGCCCAGCCTGGACGCTCTTGCCGCGCGAACAGCTCGAGGTAGGGGCCAGCGACCAGACGCTCTATCCGGCCGTGGATGTCGTCGGGCTTGCGGCTATGCTCACGGCGGGGGGCAATGATCCCTTGCCGCACATCCTTGGCCATGCGCTTTGGCTTTCCACGGGTCGCGAGCAGGCACGGTTCGGTGTTCGCGCGGGTCCAGTAGCCCATGCCCGCGAATGGCGTCTTATCGTCGGCGAATAGCCGGTATGGGTCGGCCTTCATCCATGAGAAGCCGCACGTCTTGTAGGTGAATCCCCAGGCGTCCAGAACGCGGAAGCTCTTCTGCAGGACAGGCCAGCACGTCCACATGAACAGCACGCAATCGTCGGCTGCGACGCTCGCCACTGGCAGCGCGCAAATCTCATCGATGGACATCGTGTCGTAATGAGCATCGATGGCGCGCGAGGGATACCCAGCCTCGGTTTGCTTCGGCCGTCCGCCCCACAGGCTGTTGAACTGCCATGGCGGATCGGCGAGGATTACAGCGAACGGACCTTGGGGTAGCGCGCTCATGCCGCCCCTCGTTCAGCTTCACGGGGGAGCAATTCGGCCAGGGCCGCATCAATGGCGTCCACGACCTCTTGAGCCTCGTTGATGTAGTCGGACATCGAGCCGCCAGCGCAGGAACGGTTGTCTACTTCGGCCTCGGCGAAATCTCTGGCAAGGCGTAGGGCTTTGATGACGGTCTGGTTCATGCCGTCCGCCTCAACCCACGCGCCAGCTCGCTCGCGCTCTTAGCTCCGCGTGGTGGAATAGGAACAAGGCATATCCTGGCGTGATCCGGGCAATAGCTGCCTTCGTCGGTGACGGCTCCGCAGAATAGCGTGAGGTCGCCATAACCACGCGGGGGGTTGTTCACCGGGTAGCGGCAGGAGCCGAGGCGCAGGGCCTCTAGAAGCACCGGGGCCGATGGCGTGCGCACTGTCGGCGGGGGAATCTCAAGCTTGGGAAGTGGCGCAGGAGCGGCCCTTCGTGCTATGGTGGCTTTGCGTTTGGGGTAGGGTTCTTGAACGGTTGGCCTCGCGGCGGACTGGCGCTTGTAGCCCATGCGGCTGAGCTTGCTGATCACCGCGTTGCGCGTGAACCGTCGAAGGTGCCGGGCAATTATCGAGGCGCTGTGGCCTAGCGTCATGGAGGCGTGAATGGCGTACTCGGTTTCCTCCTCACTCCATTCGCTCATCGGTCCATCACCATCTCAGCCAGCCTGACCCCTGCCAGCTTCGCCGCTGCTATGTCAGAGCCCCGGCCTCCGCGCTTGATCTGTTCGGACAGGGCCTGGCCCAGTTGAGGGAGTGCAGCGGGCTTTAGGGGCTCGCCGGTAAGGAGGGTGTGGAGGCGTTCGTATCCGGCGCGGACGGTCATCTAGCGTTGTCCAGAAGCGAATGTGATTGCGCCGGTATTGGCAAGCGCTAACAGTTCAGCGCGGGTCTGTATCCTCGCGGCGGTTGATGGCGGTGGCAGGTCGTCTGCGGTTTCGAACACGCTCAGCGACACGCGGAACCTGTTGACCATTGAGCGGTCATAAGCGCGGTCGGATGATTTTATGCGGTCCAGAATATCAATCGCAGCCTCTAGGATTTGGTCATCCGGAAAGTCGCAAACGTGAACGTCGATGCTAATGCTCATACCTGCTCCCCCACAAGCTCATCGACAGCCGCATGAACACGCTTCAACGTGGACCGCCTCGGCTGGCTTCCCTTGACCCACCTTGACCATGACGAACGGTGCAGGTTAGCGCGGCCCAGCACTGCGCCCAGGCGCAAGCGGTTGGCAAAGATGCGCGCCTGAAGGGCTACGACTTGATCGTCAATCGGGTCCATGACGTAGCTATACGCAACACATGGAGCGCGTCAACTACAAAAAATGTTGCGTTACGTGTTGACACCCTATTCCGTTCCTGTAGGTTCAATCCAACCCATCGAACCGGAGCAACCCCATGCAACATTCAACCACCTACCGCCGCCGGGCACAGCAAGACTGGAGCGATGGAGCCACCGTTCAGGTGGGGTTCCTGACGCTGGAGGTCGTTTGCAAGGTTCCCACGCCCGGCGAGTATCGCCTCTGGAGCCCAAAGTCCGGCAAGAAATACACCTTCACGCCGCACCTCGGTCTGACCTCTGGCTGGGAGGGCTGAGCCGTGAACCCCATGCAAGCCCAGACCGCTCAAGCCGCCGAAACCGACCGCGAGACGCTGAAGCTCCTTCGCGTCCGCCAGTTGGCCATGGTGGCCTATTACACGCCCAAGCCGCTCACGGCCGATCAGGAAGCCGCCAACGCCGCTTGCGAAGCGGCCGGTGTCGGCCGCCCCTTTCCGGAGCCGAAGGCCGCTGCGTGGCACGCGGAGCAGGCCGCCGAATATCAGCGCTTCGTCGATCTCCTAGACCGCCTGATCGGTGATGAGCCCCAAGCCGAGGAAGCCGCGTGATGTCCCGCGACGCCCTAGACACCAACATCGGCTATTCGCTGTCGGTCCTGCTCGACGAAGCGCGCGAGACCTTCGACGCCCGCCAACGCGGGATCAAGCGGTTCTCCATGACCGCGCCGGAACCGCCGGACGCTGACCAATGGCTCGCCGAGCGCCTTCTGGGCCTGATCGACCTCGACCAGCTCGCCCGCGAATATGCCGATTGGAAAGACGGCCAACCGCGTGCCTGGACCGCAGAGGACGAAGCGGATCGCTGGCATGATGAACAGCGGGAGGTCGCGTGATGCCCCGCCGCGATCCCCAAGGCCGTTTCCTCCCCCGCGTTCCTACCGCCCGTAGTCGCGGATTAGAGCCCGGCTTCGCTGAGTTCGCGCGCATCGGCGGATCGTGGGGTTACCCATGATCACCCCCAAGACCATCCTATCCCTATTCGCCCTGGTCGCTTTCGGGGGTGTGGTGATCACAGCCGCTCAGCGCAGCGCGGACAGGCCGAGTGAGCCCAGGTCGCCTGATCTCGTTTTCGCTTCTCACTGAAGGACCAGCACATGACCACGATCACGAAAGAGCTTTTTACCATCCCGCGCCGCTATCCATGGCTCGCGGAGATTAAGGTCGAGATCGAATGTGATCCGACCGCTGGACAACCGATCAAGTTGGGCTTGGCGATAAGGGCTGCGGTGAAATCGGGGGCCGACCTCTCGGGGGCCTACCTCTCGGGGGCCGACCTCTCGGGGGCCGACCTCTCGGGGGCCTACCTCTCGGGGGCCGACCTCTCGGGGGCCTACCTCTCGGGGGCCGACCTCTCGCGGGCCAACCTCTCGGGGGCCGACCTCTCGGGGGCCGACCTCTCGGGGGCCGACCTCTCGGGGGCCTACCTCTCGGGGGCCGACCTCTCGGGGACCTACCTCTCGGGGGCCGACCTCTCGGGGGCCGACCTCTCGGGGGCCGACCTCTCGGGGGCCGACCTCTCGCGGGCCAACCTCTCGGGGGCCGACCTCTCGGAAGAAGCCTTGCGGCCATTCAAGGCCGACCTTTGGGCCACGATCCTAAGCCTGCGCGCCATCCCCGTCGAGATGCGCCATTTGATCGCCAAGCTTCGCGCCGGCCAAGTGGACGGCGATACTTATGGCGACCCCAGCACTGAGTGCGCATGCTTGGTGGGCACGCTAGCGCAGCCGCGCGGCGTCAGTGGTCAAAGTCTGGATCACAGTTCCGCCCGACCGGCGGAGCGCTGGTTCATGATGATCAGTCCAGGCGACGAGCCCGGCAAAGTCGGTGACGACGGCAAGGAAACCGGCGGCGGCTTCGCGGCGCGTAAGGCGCTGGAGTGGACGCTTGACCTGGCGGCGATCCTGGGCATCGAAGTCGATGCTAAAGCCGACGCGGAGTCCGCCTGATGACCCCCATCACCTACGAGGTCCGCAACGTCAACAACCTCGTGATCCGCACGTTCGGGCACGCCGATCCGCGAACGGCTGCTGACCGAGGAACCGGAGATCAGCGTTCGTGGCGCCCGTGGTCTGCGCGCAGGGAGGCGGGCATGAACCCCGCTCAGCGCTCCCCGATCTGGCGCTTCGTTGAATACGTCATCCTTGGCGCTGCTGTTTTCGGCGGGGCTGCACTGCTGGCGCGGTATGGCGTGGGGGTGGTGCGGTGAGCCGGTACACCTATACAGCATCGCTCGAATGGGGCGGCGACGAACCGACCGCAGAGGTCGAGGTCACCCTCTCCTATACCGTGGCCTGGGGTTCGCCGGAAACGGGCCGCTTTGGTCCGCCTGAGAACTACGACTCCGGTTCGCCCGATATCGTCGAAGACATCAAGCTTGAGTTGGTCGAGGGAAAGTCGCGCCCCTGGGATATGGGCTACGGCTACCTGCCGGATGACGACTTCGAACAAGACGTCATCGAAAAGCTAGAGGCCCACGAAGACGACATGCTCGCCGAGGCGCGCGAGGTCGAGGCCGGGCGCGCCCATGACGCCGCTGAGAGCCGCTGGGAAGAGCGGCAGAGGGGGCTCTGATGGCGACATGGGCCATGAAACAGCGCTACGATTGGATCACTCAAAAGCTTGAAGCCGGGGAACGCTTCACGCGCGGCGATCTGGTCAAAACCTTCTACGTCACCACGCAAACAGCGTCGGCGACATTGAATGAGTACCGCGCGCTGCATCCTGACGCGCTTCGCTATGACGCGTCTGCCAAAGCCTTCATGCGCGCTGACACTCCCCGCGTCGCGTCCATTACGCGCCCCCAGATCGGAGCTGTGATGGAGGTTCTCGCGTGGCTGGATGAACGCGCCAGAAACTCCACGTCCTACGGCTCCCATGCCGACGCCTACGAGATCGCGGCGAGACGACTGCGCAGCGCCCTTGGCTTGGATGAACAAGGAGATCGCGCCGCATGATCACCCCCAAGACCATCCTATCCCTATTCGCCCTGGTCGCTTTCGGGGGTGTGGTGAGCCTGTTCGCGCAGATCACAACCACCCAGCCTCGCGACCCCCAATCACCAGACATCGCCTTTGCGGCGTGGAGTGGAAGATGAAGGCTATAGCCAAAACTGACCTGGACAACATGCCGACCGGCGAAATCGTCCCTCTGACCGAGGCTGGCTCCCTCATGGCTGTTATCAGCCGGGCGGCCAGCGATCCAGCCGTGGACGTGGATAAGCTCGAAAGGCTCATGGGGCTTTACGAGCGCGTATCCGATCGCACCGCCAAGGCGGCTTTCGCGGCGGCGCTGGCGGCCATGCAGACCGAGCTTCCGGAGATCACTGAGCGGGGCGGGATTAGCATCGACAAGGGCAAGACCTATCAGTCCCGCTACGCGCTTTGGGAAGACATCAACGCGGCCATAAAGCCAATCCTGGCCAATCACGGTTTCGCCCTGTCCTTCCGCACCGGCCTTGCGGGCGACGGCAAGATCACCGTGACAGGCGTTCTCAGCCACCGGGACGGCCACAGCGAAGAGACCACCATGACGCTTCCGCACGACTCTAGCGGAAGCAAGAACGCCGTCCAAGCGGTCGGATCATCCACCAGCTACGGCAAGCGCTACACTGCCATGGCCCTGCTCAACATCACCACGCGCGGCGAGGATGACGACGGCAAGTCGGGCGGCATGAGCGTGGTGGCGCAAGAGGCCATCGCCGCCATCAATCTCGCGGAGGGCATAGACGGGCTTAGGGCGTGGAAGGCCAAGCACTACGACGGCGTGTCCAAGCTGCTGGATGGCGACGAACTGAAATCCGTCGTCGAACTCTACAACAAGCGCTCCAAGGCCCTCAAGGCCGACGCTGCGGGCGATTTCCCCGGAGATCGCAAATGATCCAGATTCACACATGCGAGCAAGGGTCAACGGAGTGGTATAAGGCCCGTCTCGGACTGCCGACCGCCTCGGAATTTTCAACCGTCATGGCGTCCGGCAAG